TCGGCTGAGACTGGCGGCTGCGAAATTGGTTTCATCTGGCATAACCCCAGGTGACGGTTGCCGTGATCCCAAAGGCGCACAGCCAATAGGAGCAATCCGCCCAGCCGCCCGCGAAGGCCCAGCGGCCCGCGTTCAGGACGTACAGGCTCATAATCAGGTAATTGAATATCTTGGGGTCCAGCAGCAGGCTCATGGCTTCACCATTTCAATCCGGTCGGTCCTATCGTTCGTCCTGGTCCGCGAAGTGGCCGTAGATTTGTCTGCCCCCCCCCGCGTCGTGTCAGAGCCACCGAACAACGGGCCAGCGTCGGCTGTTAACCCGCGCGCCTTGATGGACTCGCGCTGGCGTTCCTCTGGCCCGCCAAGCACCAAAGACATGCGGCGGCGAATGTCGGCCTGATATTCCGGCTCGCGCTCGATCAGCACAGCGCGCATACCCTCGCGGAAGGCGGCTTCGCCCGTGGTCCCGGTGCCGGCGAAAGGATCGAGCACCAGCCCGCCCGGAGGCGTCACCAGACGCACCAGCCATTGCATCAGGTCGATTGGCTTGACGGTTGGATGCTTGGAGCCGAGCCTGTCGTCGGCGTCGGCCTTGGCGGTGTAGAAAAAACGGGCGGCGGAACCGCCATCGGCAAAACCAGCATCAGGACGAATTATGCCGCCACCGCTACCGCTATAAACGGTATTGCCGATCTTCTGGCCGCCACCATTTCGCTGCACGGCAACGCCAGACTGGCCCGTGTCAGGAAACGCCCCCACCACTTCCTCGCTTCCGTCATGGATGATGTTGGCAGGCCAGCGGCCTTTCAGCGCGAATGGATCATAGGTGTTCGTGCCGTCGCGGCTTTCCTTGCCGATTGAATTTGATTGGGTGGATGTTCCGCGCGCCCGGCTGGCAGCGAAGCCCACTGCTGCTGCTGCTGCTGCTGCTGCTGCATCATTCGTGCCAGCAAACTCGACGCGGCATCCGTCGATATTGAGCGCCCCCGTGCCATGCTCTGCGATGTTGGCCGCGACCGTCCCGATTAGCGGCTTGCGGGCCAGCACCACAGGCTCCCATGCGGGCTTTAAGGCCGTGCCCCAGCCCTGCCAGTCGCCCCTCTGATTGTGCGACTTGGGGAAACCCGAGCCATAGGCCCAGCCGATCTGGTCGCGGATTTCAAAGCCCGCATCCTCAATGGCGCAAACCATCCGGTGATAGGTGCGGGTGCCCGAGAAGGCGACCAGATGCGCGCCGGGTTTTAGAACGCGCCACACCGCTAGCCATGTCTCGACGCGAAACGCCACGTCGCCGCCGTCCCATTGCTTGCCCATGAAGCCAGCGGAAGCGCGCTTATAAGCCCCGGTCTTGCCAGACTTGGCCGGTGCTGCGTTATCCGCGCCGAACCGCTTGACGATGCTTGTCAGGTGATAGGGCGGGTCCGTAACGCAGGAATCCACGCTGGCGGCATCCATGCCCGCAAGCGCAGCGGTACACTCGCCCGGATAGAGCTGGATGCCTTTAGCGATGGTTTCGGGTCGGATCAATTTCGTGGCCTATAGTTATGAGGGAAATGCGTCACGCAGCTTCGCGCTCGGCGCGCCACGTGTCGAAGTCGTCGCAATCATCGCTCTCCCAATCTTCCCACTCGCCATTACGGAAAATTTCGAGGCCGCCTGTGTTGCTGTAATCGCCTTTGACGCGCTTCCAGAATTGAAAGTCGTCGTAACAGGCGAGGGCGTCCAACATCAGTCCGGCTTGATCGAGGTCGGCCACTCGCCATTCAAACGGCTCGCCAGGAACTTGAGGTATCCACCAGACCTTCAAATCCCCCTCTTTCGGGGCGGGGAACTTGCTGGTGAAGTGCTTGTATATTTCGCCCTTGCTCATGTTCAGTCCCCTCATCAGTCGTAAGCGTCACCCAACCCAACGGGCCGGGATTGGATCACCATTAAAGCGTCGGCCAGGTATCGTGCGGCGCCGCTTCTTAATTCCAGCGCGCTTCTTCTGGCTCGCGTTGAACCGCTTGCGCAGCGCAGCGTCGTCTCGTGTCTTGTCCCGATGACAGACGGCCCGACAGAGTGGCCGCAAATTTCCTTCCCTGTGCTGACCGCCAAGCGCCAGCGCAATGATGTGATCGCAGTCCCACTCAAGCGCGCCTTCACCGATCTTGCGACCGCAGCCGGCGCATTTGCCGCTGAACTTCATGAACACGCGAGCGCGAACACGCGGCGGGATTGCTTCGTCATCAGACTTGGTTGCTATCCACTCGGGGACGGCCCTCATGCCGCCCTCACAGCGTCTTGGAACGTGACGCCATGCTCGGCGCCGAACGCGAACATCAGTTCGATCAGGTCCGTCATTTCTTCCTTGGACAGATCAGACGATGATTTTGCGATGTCCACGAAGCCGGTCCCGTCCAAGTTCGGCACCATGCGCAGTTCGCGCTTGAGGCCATTGAGAAAGATCAGTTTCCAATCATCCGGGCGCAGCTTCACGCCGTGCCAGGGCAGTTGTTGGGCCACGTCCGTCAGCATGGCCCACATGCGATCATTTTGCGGTAGCGACCGCTTGGCCCCCTTCACATCAACCCGCGATCCAGCGGGTGCCTGCCTGACGATTTGCAGGGCGCGCGACCGATCCTCATCGGAAGTGATTGTGACGGTGTAGCGGCTCATATCTGCCTCCTAAAATGGAATGGCGTCCTCTGGCAGATCGGCCTGCGCCCCATCCGACGCGATAGACGGGGCGGCCAACTCTTGATACTCGGGGCTTTTCGCGATGGTGTTTTTCAGCCCATCGGTCAGTGACGCATAGACCGACATTTCCCAGCGGTCCTTGTGCAGCCAGAGATAGACCGAGGGGTTAATCTGCGGCGGGGCGGTCTGCCCCTTCATCAGCTTTCCGACGCCAGAAATGTTCGCGTAGGTCTTGCCGTTGTGTTCGGCGTGAACAATCGAAATCACGCAGGGCTTGCCAAGGATGTTCTTGATGTCAAAGCCGCCCTTGCCGAAATCCTTGTCAACGAATGCTGTCCCGCGCCACGCCTCCAGATGCTTCCGCAGCGTGGCCTTTTCGTGCATCGACCATGTGTAGCGTTGCTGGATGATGAATGGTCGCCCGTCGCTCATCTTCTCGTCAGGCAGTTCCCACCCAACCAGAACCTTGTGCGCGTGTTTCGTCTGGCCTTCCCATGTGGTTTCCTGGGTGCCCAGGTCGATCACCCGATAGCAGATCGCAAGATGCGTTCCGGTTGGGGCCAGTTCAAAATCTCCCCCGCCTTCGCTCGGTTTCGGAATTTCCATTTTCGTTCTCCGGTTTCAGTTTTCAGTTTCAAACGGTTGCGCTTAGGTAGCTCGGAAGGGTTGCGCCGGTCGGGTATGCGTAATGCTCGGTATCCATCGGGAGCGACCGAACGGCGGACTCTGCATCGGCGTGCGATGCGAGGAACCGAGACAGCGACAAGGCGTCCGCACGCAGGCCAGCCAGTGCGGTATTCATCGCTGCGTCGTCAACCTCGTACTGAGCGAATTTCTTGGGCGTCACATAGAGAAGGGCGCCGCGCCGGTTGCGCGCCACGCGATACAAACTGACCTGCCGAACATGATCGGGGCGGGCCGCGCTCGGCATCGCCTTGGTTGTTTTCAGGTCAACGTCGATCCCGTCAAAACCGAAATCGAGATAGCCGATCACCGGGACGCTTATGGCGTCATGTATCCAATGCTCGACTTTTAGCTGCGAGGCATTCAGCGGGCCGGGGGCGAGGGGCATCCAGTGCCCGCATTGCGCCAGCGTCGGCTCAATGATGACGCGCTCTGCCGCCACATCGTCTCGGACCTCGCCCGCCGCTTCTTGATCGAACTGATTACGAGCGATCTTGAGAGCTTCCGGCGCGGGAACACCGCGCAGCATGGCAGCCAGTCCAGCCTCGACCGCAGAGCCGCGCCACATCGCGGGCGACCCGCCATCATCCAGCCGCAGGAGATATTTCAGCGTCCAGATGCCGGGGGAGTTGCGCCACATATTGAGCGATGATGGCGACAGATGCTTGATGCCATGTCGGGCAAACGGATCGTTACTCATGCTGCTACATCCTCTTGTAAACGGGCGATCATTCGTCCGAGTTGCTGAACGCTGTCTGCGATCATGCTGCGGTCGCGCGCCAGCAAGTCAGGGCGGCTGCGCGCGTGGTCGAGCAGATCGGCGGTGACGGCGACGAGGCGGTTTACATCAAAGCCGATGTCTTGCTCTTGGGTTGACATGCGGCGCGCGAGGTCGCCTTCCATCGCTAGTTCGGACATGCGGCTCATCTTGCTTCCCCTCGGATCGTTGAACTTGACTACTGCGCTATCGTTTGCGCGCCGAACTCACGTTGGATTTTCCCAATCACTCAGCAGCGACCGGCCAAGCGATGCTGTTCACTCCAAGCGTAGAGTGCAGCCAGTTGGCCATGTCCCAATCGAGGGAGAGGCTTTCGTTGACGATGCGATCACGAACCGCGCGGGCGACATCTTCCGTCACGTCCTGGCAGCGGTTTTCGTCGATGTGGATTTCGAGGACGCGGATCACGTTGTCCGTCTGTCCTGTCACGATGTCGTCGATGACGCCCCGGAGGGTGTGTTCCCGGTCACCGGAGAACTCGGTTCCGAGCTTTCCGAAATCGCGTTCGATGATGTAGAGGGCGGTCATCTGTGCGGTCCCCGTGTTCGATCTGACGAGGGGGACCTTACGCTAGTTGCAAGATAGCCGTCAAGCGGAAATTTGCACTAGATGCAAAATAATTTAGGCTAGCGAATTGGGGCGCAGAATACCGATACGGTCGGATATGGGGGAACGGCTGCCGGGATGCTAAAGGCCCCGCGCTCCGGCTTGGCGGCTTGGTTTTTCAGCCGGGCCGCCTCCATAACAACGCTCATTTTAGCCCGATCGCAGGCTTCGCCGCTCTCAAATGTGGTCTGTGACGATACCGGGGGCAGCGACAGATAGAACCAAGTCACCATTAGGACGGTTGGAACCATATCAAGTCCCCGTTTTGGTCACCGATTTTGCCAGATCAACGATTAAACGCCTCTGGGCGGGCTTGGCGTGGTCCCACAGCGACCAAATCGAGTTTGGGTCGCTTGGGTCATCCTTTGACGGATCGCGCATCAGGAGGCTCGGCACGTCCGTCCTGAGGGCATCGGCGCAGGCTTCCAGAAAATCCTGGGTATAGCCTTGTTTGCCGCTTTCGATCCGGGAGAGCTGCGCTGCTGACATATCAAGCCGGTCGGCAAGGGCTTCCTGAGAAAGCTCCCGGTGTTCCCTCCACTGGCGAATGAAGATTGGGCGCCTGGCCCGCTGATAGGCGACTCTACGAGGCATGTGGAATTTTTGCACTCACTGCAAGGGTTGTCCCTGCCGCTAGATGCAAAGGCGCTTGACGCCAGACTTGCAACTAGTGTAAGACAGGCTTGCATGAGTGAAATCCTACCAGCCGGCGAAGCCATTCGAGCGTATCGAGCGCGCGAAGGGATGAGCCTTGAAGATTTGGCGGATCGGATTGCAGGCGAAGGCTGTGAGAGGCCATCGACTGCCAAGCTTTCCAGAATCGAAACGGGTATCCAGCCCGTCGCGGCAGACGTTCTTCCAGCAATTTCCAAATTGACCGGCATCCCGAAGCGCGAACTTCGGCCCGATCTCGCGGAGGTTATGCGCGAGGCTTGCGAGTGACGGCGCTACATCATATCGCGCCGCTCGGGAACGCCCTTCAATGCGGCATCCCCGCCCGCCAGCCATTCCCTGACTATTCCGGCCACGGCGATAAAATCTTCCTTCGCCCATGTGATCGAAAGGTTCGGCACCCGCATCAACTGTCCATTGCATGTGTCTTTCTGCAGGACATAGTAGTTGACGTTGAATGTCGGACCCAGATTGTCGATCCGATAAATTCCGTTCACGAAAACCTCGATCACGCTCGCCCGTTCGACCACCGGAATATCGGTGCGGCTCATTTCCAGTCCCCCCAGCAAGGTAGAACGCACAAAGGCTGTGCATTCCTATTCCGCGCTTCGGAACTGTTCCAAACAAGACACTTCTTTTTGTCACTATGTTCGGTACCCGACTTGACGGGGACCGTGGGCAACCGCCCAGCGCGGACGTGTGGCATTGAATTTTCGCAACTTGGCGTTCGCCAGTACCGCTACGAGGCACGCAATACAAATCCTCGTAGCGGCTCCCTTTCCACGCTCGGGGAAGCGCGGAAATCATTTCAGCTTCGCCAGTTCAGCCCGCGCTTCACTGGCGAGCCTTTCCCAGCGTTCAATTCTTGCCTGATAGGCCAGCGCGCTCCCTGCCGTGAAACCGGCATCGCGCAAGCGTGTGGCTTCTTCTTCGGCGGCTTTAATCAGGGCTTCAATCGCGTTCATGTTGCGTCCGTAGGAGTTGCGTCATGGGTCAAGCATTGCGCGTCGAGCGCGAAGATGCACGGGAAGTCGCGGCAAACTTTGGCCGCGAAATTCTCAAGCCATCGTCCGTCGAGAATGTCGGCAAGAAATTGCCGGGCTACAGTTTCGGGCGCCTTGCCCGCGCTCTGTGGCCACAGAAAACCCCGGCCAGCATTGAGTTTTACACGGGTTGTCCCGAGCGAACGGCGCGGCACATCGCAGCCGACAAATCCGACCCCGGCTCAATCCTTCTCGCGCAAATCTTGGACAGTGATCAGGGCTGGAGGGCGCTCGAATGGATTTTGAGGGACAGCAAACAGTCGTGGTGGACGGAAGCCAAGAAGGCTCGGTGCCTGTTCGTCGCGGTAGAGGACGTGCGAAAGCAAACAGAAATGGACGTGTGACCGTGATTTACGCTCTTGAGCGCGAGGGCGAAATCAAGATCGGCTGTTCCTCAAATCTTAAAGCCAGATTCAAGCAGCACGAGACATACGCCGGAAAAATTAAATTGATCGCGCATCGAGACGGTACTTACGGGGATGAACTAGCGATCCACAAGATGCTGAAGCCATACAGATCGGGCGGGGGGCGTGAGTGGTATGTCGATTGTGCGGCTGTACGAAAGATCGTGAGCCAGACATTTGGTTCGATACCGCAGCCGCGATTTCCACTGAATCCGCAAGAAAAACCTTCATCTGGGCCAGCATGGTTCAGTTTATTGGCAATGGAGTTGTTCGGTGATTCAAGCGCAAAGAAGGTCCATCACCTTACCGGCGAGCCAGAGCGCACCTGTTACGAATGGGTGCGCGGCAAATTCGATCCACCGTCCCGCGCGGTCCTCAAGCTGCTGCACACGGAGGCGGGCTGGATCGTTCTCGAATATCTCATGCGTGGCTGCACGCAGCGTTGGTGGCTGGAAACAGTCCGCGCCCGTGAATGCTCGCTCGCATACGAACAACGGCGCGAACAACTGTCGCTGCCGCTTTGAATCCCGCGCTCTACCGTTGGCAATTCCTGCCTATCCAGAAAGGTCATTGCCTCAGGGGCGCTAGGGCGCGGGTGCTTATTTTGTAAGTCGTGCGTGAGGCCCGCCGGGGCGGGAGATTTCAACCAGTAGGGGGTTTCTCATGTCTTACGCATACGCGACCGAACCTAGTTCGGCATCCCACGTTGCGCCGGAAGCCAAGGCAAGTCCGGTCACAACAGACCACAACGCGAAAGTAATTCCCGCGCTGCATCGCGCGCAATTCACGCCGACGCAGGCTGCGGTCATTGACCGGCACAATGCGTTCCGCGCCAGGGTCAATGACGAAGCGGCCAAACTCGCAGCGAGAAAGGCCGCCGAGAAAGCGGCGCGCGAAGCTGCCGAACTTGCGGCATTAGCCAAGCCGAAGCCGGCCATCGACATCATCTTTGAGCAGGTGAAGGCCGAGAAGCCCGCGATCTTTGATCGCCCATTGACCAGCGACATACAGCAGATTGTTGCCGAGCATTTCGGAATGACGCGCGATGACCTGATGTGCACCCGGCGCCTGGCTCACATCGTAAGGCCGCGCCAGATCGCGATGTTCCTTGCCTACGAGATGACTGGCCGATCATATCCGTATCTCGGACGGAGGTTCTTCCGCGACCACTCCACGGTGTTTTCGGCGGTGCGGCGCATCAAAACGCTATGCGCTGAGGATTCACAGCTTGACAAGGAAGTGGCCGCGATCCGGTCGAAAATATTGGATCGTTTGAAACCATCCACATAATCACAGGCTGTGTATTGCGGGTCCAATTTGTTTTGTTGCGTCTTGCGTTTTGAAAATCAGGCTATGCAGGACGTGCCATGCAAACAGACATCGACGCTGCTATTGCAGAGTTTGAACGCGCGATAGGTGATCTAATTTCCGACCCTTTGCGGCGCGAGATAGCGCGCATTCAATCCAAAATCTCGCACGCTGAGCGGCTGCACAAGCCGACGCGGGTGCTTCGACAAGAGCTAGTCGAGCTTCGGCGTCGGCAAGTCGAGCGGGAGTTGGCCGCTTGACCGAACTGCATCTCCCATATCCACCGAGTGCGAACCGGCTCTGGACCCGCGCCAAGCGTGGGATGCGGAAAACCGACGCATACAATGCTTGGCTGACGTTGGCTGCTAGCGAGGCCCGCAAGCAAAAACCTGGGGCTGTCTCGGGGCCGTACCACCTAAGCATTAGCGTGGTGCGACCGGATAGGCGCCGACGCGACATCGACAATCTTATCAAGGCCACAAGTGACCTTTTGGTTTGTGTTGGCGTGATCGAGGACGATAGCGACTGCGAGATGGTTTCCGCGCGCTGGGTAACGAGCGGCGAGGGGCTTTATGTCCGGGTTAGCCCGGCGGGGGTGGAATGATGGCGCGCATCAGAACAGTGAAGCCGGACTTCTGGACCGATGAAAAAGTTGTGTCCATGTCGCCGCTCGCCCGGCTGTTTTTTATCGGCCTCTGGAACTTCGTTGATGACGATGGGCGGGCGCCGTACTCGCCGGCCCGCCTCAAGATGCAGATACTTCCCAACGACTCCGCTGATGTTTCGGAAATCCTCGGGGAAATTCGGCGGGAAAAGCTGGTCGTTGTCTATGAGGTTGACGGGAAAGAGTATTTCCAAGTCTGCGGATTCGCAAAACATCAGAAAATCGACAAGAGAACAGCCTCCAAATACCCATCCCCGCCGATTTTCCCCGAGCCCTCGGGGAGAGTCGGACAGGAAGGGAAGGGAAAGGAAGGGAAAGAAGATGCCGAGCCAAGCGGCTCGCATCCGAAAAACGATGAAGCCGATCTATTCGAGCGTGGCAAGAAAGTTCTCGGCAAAGACGCTGGTGGGCTCATTGCCAAGCTTCTTAAATCTAAAAAGGAAATTCCGCTCGCCCGCGCCGCAATCGAAATGGCCGCGACGAAGCAAAACCCCCGCGAATACATCGGGCGCGTGCTGACCGGCCCCGCCCGCGCTGGCCCGGTTTTGATGGAGAACGGTCAACCGTATCCAGAGGGAATAATCTGATGAACGAGCGCGTTATCATAACTGCCGACCGACATGGCCAGCCCGGCTATCACTCGTTGGCTGAGCTTCCGCAGCGCGGCTCCGTCGCTGATATTTGCATCGGTACGGGTTGGCCGGAAATGTCGGAGCTTTGGAAGCTCTATCCCGGCCAATTCACGATCTGCACGGGCATCGCGGGGCACGGGAAATCGACGTTCCTGCTTAACGTGATTTGCAACATCGCGCGGGAAAACAACACCAAAACCTTCATGTACGTCCCAGAAAACGAGGGGCATATCCGGGAAAAACTGCAACTGATTTGGGGCGAGCGGCGCGGCTTCGATGCGTTCTGCGCCGATCATTGTTTCGTGCAGTCGGCCATGCCGAGCCACTACGACACTGAGCCTAAGACCCTGCAATGGGTGCTGGACAAGGCTGTGGTGGCCGTGGAGCGCGATGGCGTCGATGTGATCCTAATCGACCCGTGGAACGAGCTGGAGCGCGCCAAGCCCAAGGACATGATGATGACAGACTATATCGGGCAATGCCTGATGTACATGAAGCAGTTTTGCCGAGCGATGAACGTGGCGGTTATCCTGGTGGCCCACCCGACGAAGGCCGGGGTGGAGCAGGGCAAGACGCCGACGCTCTCGGACATCGAAGGTTCGATGAACTGGTACAACAAATGCGACAACGGCTTGATCGTTGTCCGGGACCCCGTGTCCCCGATGGCCAAAGTTATCTCAGCCAAGGTGCGTGAGATCGGCGCCGGCAGGCGGGGCGAGTGTCATTTCCACGTCGATCAGGCCACGGGGCAGTTCACGCCGCAGCATGGTGGGCTTTCGATATGACCGAAGCGGAAATCGACCTGATGAAACGCCAGATTGAGATTCAGATTCGGGAGCGTGCCGAAGCGATAGCGGCGGCTGCGGCTTGGTATCGCGAGTGGAAGGCAGGGCGTGGGTTTCGTTGCGTTGAACAGAACAAGCAACAGGGGGCCTAGATGCTCGGACGCAAGCGCAAGCAGAACATCAAGCGGGAGCCCAACGGCAGGGCACAGCGCGAGAAATCAATTGAGCCGAACGCCATTGCACAGCTCATGCCGCATCGGAGACTTGTGCCGGCCAATGTCGCGCACGATCCCAAGGCCGAGTGCATCATGGGGCGGCTGTGCCTGAATGGCTGGATCACGGAAATCCAGTACCAGGCCGGCGTCAAATACCGGACAGCCGTTTCCCGCTATCGGGCCGTGATCGAAGCGCCGCGTTCGACCGAACAGTCCATGTCGGGCGTTATCGTTGGACCGTGGGGCGGTAGCTCTGGCTTGAGCGAGGAACAGCAGATCGAGATTCGCGATGCGTATATGAGCGCTTTCGTGGCATTGGAGGAAGGCGTTGGCAATCGCGGCGCGCGTGAGGTTGCGCACCTGGTCAACGACCGGAATGACTTTGCTGTACCTCGGATTGTTTGTGGACTTGATGTGCTTGCGCGGCACTACGGATTGACTTTTGTGCGCAAATCAGGTTGAAGTCATTAATACAAGCTGACGAATTGCGTCAGACAGACCCGCCCGAGAAATCGCGGCGGGTTTTTCCGTTCACGGACATTCGATGCATCAACGCCAAGCGGGCAGCTACGCCCGCCGGTTCGACTATGGATCGCACACACACCGCGGTAAGCCGATCAATGAGTCATTGGCGACACAGCCCGGCATTGGATTGATACCGCCCGAGTTTGACGATCTGGACGGCGGGCAGTTGGAAGTGAAAGAGGATTTGGGGAACCACGAAGCAAACGCTGCGGAGTGAGCTTTGCGCTCCGTACTGCTTTGACTGCCCTAGGGCACGTCATCGGGTTTGAGTTCTAGTCGGACCATAAGGCGCAAGAGTTTCGCCACAGCCTCTGGCGGGCCATTCTCGGCCCATCGGCGGCTTGTTCGCTCGTCAACTCCGAAAAAAGGCCCGGCCTTCCTTTGGGAAAGGCCGAGCTTCTCGATTGCGGCGCGGTATTGGTTTGCGGTCATGCTGCTACCAGATTGCGGCCCAATTCCGGGGTGTAGATGCGGCTAACCTGACCGTAACGGTCAACCACTGCGATGGAAAAGCCAAGGGCGGCGACGTTGCGAAGGGTGTGGATTGTGAGCGTCTTGGTCCCCGCGATGTTGGCGAAAGACTTAGCTGCTTCGCAATGGGGGTAGATGGTTTCGTTGCCGTACACGTTGCGGACTTCGATTTTGATCAGGTTGGTCATTTTGCTCTCCATCGCCGGGCTTGATTGCCCTTGCTGATGACGCGAGATTAGGGCAAAACGTCCTATAGGTCAATACGTCCTATTATCACGAATTGTTACAGACTCGGAACTTAGCCGCAAACTGTCCGATGACAACGGACACTAGAGTTGAGTTATCCAAACTCTTCGCGCCGACCTCAGTCCCCCCTAGGTCGAGTGCGTGGCCGCCGACTTTGCATCCCTCCGGTGCTTCGGTCCTCAGATGGGGATAGCCGCGATAATCGCGGTTAAGAGCCGAAATCACGAAGGACGATGAACATGGATAATCAATCTGGCCCGCTGGTTCGCCAGCACACCCGCATGGCAATCAAGGGCGGCGATCCACAAGAGGACAGCACCTTCGGCTGCGAAAGCCCGTTCAAGTCGGCGGGTGACGCTCCGAAGG